CCGAATATTGTTGCAATAACGTCAAGAGCTTCGCCTGTTGCTGTGTAAGGGCTGAAGTTGTTGGCGATATTGACAACTTCGTTCATTGCTGTTGTCAATGTCGCAGTGTCATTGATTATCATTTGCCCCTGAAACGTTGAAGCGTCTGTGTTCAAGTTTGCACCGAGCGCTGTCTTGTAAGCTTCTACAAAGTCTTCTCTGATTGAGCTTGTGTCAACAGTAATGACGCCCTGATTTGTTACGCTGAAAGTACTCATATTTCAAAAACTCCGTATATGCTTGAAATGTTTACGACTACATCAAGCTCGCCGTCGTGAGCTTTAGTTTCCATATTTTCGATTTGAACAATCTCATCACTCGCAAGTATTCTTTTGCGAATTGCTTCTCTGACATAATCGAGACCGCCTAAGCGACCGAGAATGTCGTTGAAATAGTCAATCCCCTCTGTGACATCGTACGGATTTTCGCCAAAGCACAAGCCAACTCTCGTCTTTGTGTCTTGTGCGCAAGCGTCAATTCCGTCTATCACATTGAGCGAAGTGTTCGAGATGACTAGATTGTTATGCTCATCAAGTTGAAGTGTCTGCATAGAATTGTCCTAGATTGCTTTTACTTTTGAACTGCCTGAAGTGATTTTGCCGTTTGCGACTGTGTCGCCTATTCTAGCAACGCCAACACCGCCAGCACCGCCGAGATTGACATTGCCTGTCAAGTTAATCGTACCGCCGTTGATGTTGATTGCTGATGATGTCAGTTCAATCGTGCTGTTTTGATTTTGCAAGATGAAACCGCTGTCAGCCTCAAAAGACAGTGGCAAGAAGAAGCCGTCAGCCCAGTTGAATTTTCGATAACTTCCGACAACAGCTTGTTGCTTTGTCTTCTTGAAGTTTGAGATGTCGACTTTGCAAGCAATCAGAAGTCCGATGTCGCCGACTGAAGAGACATACTGTATTTTACAACCGCCAGCGTTGAACTTCATCGCTGGAACGTCGTGTATGATGTCATCATCAGTGATTGCTATCGCTTTGCCCTGAGTATCTATGTCTTGAATTAACGGCTTGACGTTTACAAAAGCGCCATTGACGCCGACAACTTCAACAGGCTGAACTGTGCCTAAGTTTGAGCCGAGATATTGCTGAAGAGAGTATGTGAAAGAGCCATACGCTGTCTGAGTATCAGACGGCTTCATATTTGGGAAGTTGTTACTCATTGCCAAAAGCCCATTCCTTCTTTTATCAAGTTGAGATGAGTTATCCAGTCACGACCTTTTGTTGCGCCACTATGAGCCATTGTCATTATGAAGAAGTTATAGCTCTCTAGTTGTGGATAGCGAACAGAACTGACTTTTACTCGTTGCCCTGTCAAGAACGACGGATTCATTCTGACGTTGATGTTCACGCCTGTCGGCGTCGGCTCAGGAATGCCGACAATGTCAGCTGACTTGATATACAGCTGTCTGCCGTTCTTTAGCCCAGCGTCGGGTTTCTTAAGATATAAGCGCCCTTTGCTCTCGAAGATGTCCATACCAGTCGTTTGAGCAAGAGTTCTTATGCCGTTGACTGCTGATTCGTCTCGCATAGTGAAGTTGTTGACTGTCTTTGAATTATCGACATCGCTCACGAGCTTCAAGCCTAAGTCGCCAGCAAGCTTTTGAGCAATAGAATTGACAGGCGTATCGCCAGCGAAGCTATAACTCTGAGGCTTCATCAGTTCAGAGAACATAGACATCGCTCTGATATTGATTGAGAAGTCTGCTGTCGCAAGATTAGGCTTTGCTTCCATAATCGTGCCGTCAAAAAGCACGCCGTGATTGTTGTCGTAGCCAGCGTCAATGATGATACGATTATGTACCCAGTTCTTTACCCATTGCGTGTTTGAAGTCGCAAGATAGAACATCGTGTCAGTCTTCAAGCCATTGATTGTGATGTTTGCTTCATTCAAGCCACCGCTCACAGCTTCTGACGTATTGAACGAGATTGCCAAGTCTTCACTAAGAATATTTCTCAGCTTGCCGTTCTGATATAGGCTTATTCTCAAGAAACGCTTTTGCCAGTTCATTTCAAGCTAAACTCCGTGTCGTATACTAAAACCCACCGAGAATTGAAACCAGTGTATTGAGGGTCGGCGTTCTCGTATAAATCGTAGAAATAAAAATTGCCCTCTATTGCGTTGTTGAATAGCAGGGGCATTCTATTGATACAGCGTCTTCCGTAGAAGATGTCGACGTCATCAATACGCATATCGCACACAAGCGAGCCGTCTTGAATTGTTCTCAGCTTAACATCGACACTGTGAATGTTGCCACTGCTGTCTGTGATGTTAGCAGAGACACTCGTGTTCGGCTCATTGATTAGATTAATAATCGTCTGAGAGCCGTTTGCTGTGACGCTGTCATCGTCAGTTGCGTACTGACGCTTTGTGAAATAATAAGTATTATAACCGCCGACGATAGCTGTCACTCGACTATAACCAACAGCCGAGATTGTCACAACTTCATTTTCTTCAAAGCTCGTAGTTGTGAAGATGTAGCCACCTGAGGGAACGTGCGAGCCAGTAATTGTCTCGCTGTATGAACTACTCTTGATTGTGACAGTGTCTATTCCGTCAGGCGCTGTGATAAAATACCAGCTGTACGTCATTTTTTCCACCACTTCTTGATTGATGTTGTAAGCGTCTGAACAATACCGCCGTCTTGTGTATTGCTATCTGAGACTTTGCGTGTCAGCTGTCCGTTTGTGCCGAACAACAAAACTTCATCAAAAGTCATATCGACTTCAAGCAGATTGAAGTTGTCAGGACTTTCGTCTATCGTGTACGATGTCAGCGTGAAGTTCTCACGCAAGCCTGAGTTTCGTGTCTGAATGTTCACAAGCTCAAGAGTTCTGACTAAGCTGTCACACTGATTACGAATGCGCTCAATCAGGCTGTTCTTGTCTTTGCCGAACAACGAGTAGTTGACGTTGAATACGCCAATCCCGAATGTGCCGTTCTTTGAGACGACGCCCTTCAGCGCTATTTGGTCGGGGTTAGTGTACTTGTAGTCTGTAATGTTGACACCGATTTCGGCTGGATATTTTGTTACAGTAGAAGAGCCAGCAAAAGAACACTCTTCAATACTATCAAACTCAAGCCATATTTTCTTGTCGCCAGCCGACGTTGTAGAATATACGCTATATGTTGAGCTTGTGAGTTTATCCCAGCTCTTTGTCAAAAAGCTTGTTAAGTTCATCGTCTATATCCTATCGAGTTCTGAGCAACAGAGTTTCTGTTGAGCGGTGTCTGTCCATAATCAGTAATAAATGACTGAGCGTCATTTGCTTTGACTGTGCCGATGTTGTACGACCAGTTGTTTGTAGTATTAGACGTGTTCGCAACGCTAGAAGCTTTGTTGTCTGCCATAGGCGCTGTATAGTCAGGCGAAAAGTACTGAACGACTTTTGCTGTCTTGTCGCCTATCCACTCGCCTACTCCAGCCATAGCGCTGAAAGCTAGCTCTACGCCTTTGAAAATGTCTTTCAGAGCGTTGAAAAACTCTGACTGACTGAAGTTATCGGCAAGCCACTTCAGACCGTCTCCAATCGCTTCAAACAGCTTCTTAGTATTGCCTAAGAACTCTTGAAGCTTCGGACTTTCGTCAATATACTTCTTGACAGCCTTTGTGACTTTTTCCCAGTTCTGATAGAGCAAGAACGCACCGCCAGCAAGACCAGCTATCGCTATCGTCATCGGACTGAACACTGCACCAGCGAGCATTCCAACGAGCTTCATAGCTGGCGCAAGAAGCGTCAGAGCTGTTGTGATTGTAACAATGCCGTCTTTTGCTTCAGGCGACAAGTTCGCTATCAAGTTGAGCTTGTCAGCAACTGTATCAAAAACTGGCGCTAATTTGTTCAAGTTCTCATTGAACACGCCTTTGATAGAAGTCTTGATACGGCTCAGAGCAAGCTCTATGTTTCTGATTGCTAAGCCTGTCTTTCCTGTCAAAGTTCCGTATTCACGAGCGTCAGCGTTGAGCTTGTCGTACTCTTCTTTTGACATTTTCAACATTCTCAGCATAGGCAAGTTGTCTGTGCCGAGCATATCTAAGACTTTTTTCTGTGCGCCTGAACTTAAGCCTCTGAAGCTACCTCTGATTGAGTTAATTGCGCCCTGAAAGTCTCTGTTGAACAAGTTTGTGCCTAAGCGAGCAGAAAGCTCTCTCAGCGCACCTGAGGAGTCAAACTTCAACTGATTTGATAAAGTTTGAAGCTTTTCTATCGAGCCGAGAGCGTCGTCAGTTGTACCGCCCAACATCGTGAACGAGTTTGCGAACTGACTGACTTTTTCAATCGGCAAGTTCCACGATTCAGCTAAGTTCTGAATTTTTGTCGCTTCGTCATATATACCAGTGAGAGCTTTAATCCCAGCACCGCCGAGCGCTAAGCCACCAAGCTTGGCAATGAAATTGTTCTGTATTTTGTCAGCAGTTTTCTGAAAAGCCCCCTGTAAGCCACCTAGTTGTGCCTTAGCGTCTGCTGTATTGATATAAAAATCAATGACGGCTGTTGAAAAAAGACTCATCGTGTACTCCTGTTTTTATCTTTTGCTTTATTGAAAGCAACAATTTCATTTTGTGTGCGAATGTACGCTGACAGATTTGTCAGATACAAGTCGGCGATGTCCATTTGATTAAGCTCTAAGATTGAAACCTCAGGTTTGAGTATATTGCCGATTAGATTTGAGAACCCGAAGTCTGAAAAGCTGACTTCTTTTCGAGAAGAGCGAGAAATGGCTGGAAGACTTCGGATTCTTTCATAAAAACCTTCTGATGTTCCAGTATTTCAAGCCCTAGCTCGATGACGGCAAAAGGATTTTCAAAATATACTTTTGCTTTGTCTAAGCTCATCACGTCAACTTCATTGACGCCAGTTGCGTCAAGCAAAGTCGCTAACGGCAATAAATCTGCAAGAAAAGGCTTGATTGACTTGTTCTCGCTTGTAAGATAGCGGTCAATGAAATCAAGCCCTTTTTCTACATCGAATAAGCGTATCAGAAAGCGCTGTGTTTTTCCGTCAATATCTTTGACGGTTACTTTTTTCGTCTTCTCCATATTTTAATCTCCTACAAAGGCAGTTGAACTCTGTCGAGAAACTCAAAACGATAAGTCTTGTCAGACTGTCCGTCGTCTAAGTTTGCGCTATCGCCAGCGTCAATCTCAGTGATTGTGCCACCAGTGTAGATTGTCTTCACGCCAGTTGTGTAGTTGAAGCAAGTCATCTCCATTGAATAATCCATAAGAGACTTCCCATATTTCGGAGTAGTCAGATTGATGAGATTATCTAACGCAAGACGAGAGTTGCTTGTCGGCAACAACTGAACTGTGCAAGCGTAAGTCACAGCACGCTGATTGACAACACCTTTAGCGTCAGCACCTAAGCGGACTGAAGCTGGCTGAGGTCTTTCCCATTGTACGCCGTCGGGTCCAAAGCCTTCAAGCAACAAGTAAGGCAACAAAGGCAGAGCTGTCAAAGAATACGATGTATTTTTGAAGCCGACTTTGTTTGTAGAAATTGTGTTATTTGCCATTGTTTATGCTCCATAGATTCTGTTTGTGATAACTATCTTGTTTACAACGCCACCGCACAAGTAGCAGACAAGAACTCTAACTCGACGCAAGCGAATGTCTTCTGCTGTCAAGTTTTGTACTTGGAAGTAGTATCCGTTATTTGCAACAGCGTCAGAAGCATTTGCGTTGTTTGTAGCAACAGCAATGCTGTTTCTGTCAGTATCGCTCAAAGTTCCGTTGCGTGCGATAGAGCCATTCTCTTGAGCTTGTATGAAAGTCGGCGAGATAATTGAAGCGATAAACTCTTTGGCGTCGTCGCCCTGAAGTTTTAATTTTTCAAGACTTGCGAAGCCGTTCAGAACTCGTGTTTGCAAGTCTGTTTCAATCCAGCTCTCGTTGACTTGTACGTCTTCTGTGCCGTAAGCGCCAGCCATTAAGCCCATACCATAGAACACTTGCTCTTGTTCGCCGAAGCCTACTGAGTAAACATAAGAGATGAACAAGTTGTCAAGCTCTTCTGCCAAGTTCATATTTGTATTGCCCTGTTGATAATCAACAACAGTTCCGAGTGTTGTGATTGGAGTATATCCAACAGCTGGCTGGAAGTTGAAGTTGATTGAGCCGTTTGCGACGTTGTAATCAATAGCGCCACAGATAGCACAGTCAAGAGCGTGAACAAGTTCATTGTTCGGGTCGTAACAAACAACATATCCAGTATATGACAAGCCAGTCAATGTAGACTGCAAAGCTTTTGCGGTCTCTTTGTCATTGATGTTGAATACAAGACGAACAAGTGTGTTGACTGTTTGTTCGCCACCCATTGTACTCTGAAGCCAAGCGACAGCTTCTTCAATGTCGTTCTCTGACAAAGATTCGTTTGTTGTGATTGAGAAAGCGCCACAGTTAGCGTTGAACATTCTGTCACAGAACTCAGCATAGCTCTCAGCGTCAGCGCCCTGAGACAGTTCAGCGTCTTTCAAGCCCAAAGCTTCAACTAAGTCTGTGCCAGTTGTGCCAGCAACGACGGCTGATACAGAAGCAGAAGAGCCTACTAAGCCTGAAGTGATGATGAAGCCACCAGTGATTGAGTTGAATGCGACTGTTGCGCCAGTGTACGAAGTACCGCCGTCTGTATTGCCTCGAATAGAAGCTTGTAATGCAGAAGCGACGTCACTGTATGAAGCAACGCTCGACAAGTCGACAACAGCTTGATATGCTGTATCGCCGTCGAAAGAAATACCAACAGAGCCACTAGATACCTCTGACAAAGCTGACAGAGAAGCGATGTTTGAAGTTCCTTTGATGAACGGCGCTGTCTGTTCTTTATACCAGCGAGCAACTAAGAGCTTCTGTACTCCAAAGCCCGATTTTGACAAGAAGCCGAAGTACTTCTGAGCGAATTTGTAATCGTCTCCGCTAGTTCCTAAGACGCTAGCAAAGTTCTTGACAGCGCTATTGCCTGAGAACACAAGATACGGAGAAGATGTGCCAATCAGCGAGTTTGTTACCGCCAATAGAGCGTGTTTCTTCTCAGTTGTGAAGGCTGGCGAAACTACCGAGCCAGCAACTGGAACGAATTTGTAATAAGGTAAAGACATTTTTTATTCCTTTTTAATTAAAGTTATTGCCACGATTGACAATCTGAACTGTGGCGGTTTCAATAATCGGCGAGTGTCTCTCGACCGTGTCAACGACAAAGACTTCAACATCAAAGTTGTATCGTTTGAGCCAAGTCTTGTTTTCTTGTAGAAAAGTCAGATTGCGTATCGGCGATATTGACTTCAAGTCAACGTCTCCGAACGTCTTAGCTAGACCAACTTGAAGCGTTTGCTTGAACGTTGAAGCGTTGTCATAAGCATTTGCGCCATAGAAGTCTAGTTGAACTGTGTATATTCGCTGTACGTCATAGTATGTCTTGACGACACCTTTATCACGTTCTTCATCGTAGTCAGCTTGTCTGCCCTGACTCCAACCCCTGTCTGATATGTTTATCACGTTGAACGTAGCATAATCAGTCAGCGGAACAGGAACATCATCAGTATAGTTCTCAATAAATTGTAGCTCAGGCATAAGAGCTTGAAGATAATTGTACAAGTCATTTTCAGTCATCTGTACTCTCCGTCTGCTCTGTATATTCTGTTCGATACGCATAAGCTTCACGCCAGCCAGCGTCTTCCCACGCTTCTTTTGCAACAATCTTGTATGTGTAGTTGTTACAAGTGAACGTATCTGAGCCGAACTGTCTGAGCTTGTCTAATTGTGTCGGCTCGCCTGAAATGTAAATTTTGAAATATTGATACTCTTGAAGATTGAAGCCTGTCTCTCGAAGTTCTTGCAAGTTCGCTGGCTGTATTTTGCCCTTCAGCACAAGCGATGAAGTCGTCTTTGTCGGCGTTCTGCTATTAACAGACCAGCTGACGCTCGTCTTTGTGAATATTAGCGTCTGCCAGTCGTTGACTATCGTGAGAGCGTCTCCGACGACATTGTGAAGATTAAGTGACATATTTCAATCCTATTTCGGTAATAGTTTTTCTTTGCCATTTGTTATGATTGCCGAGTGAACAGCGCCTCTCAGCTGTCCTGTGTCAATCAACGTGTGGCTTGAGCCTTTGCGTCTGATTGTTGATTCTTTATTCTCAGGCGGTATGTTGCTGTCGATACTCTCGACAATCTCGTTGCGCATAGCAACGCCACAACGAGAGAGAAGCGTCTCCATATCAATTTGGTCTTCAAGACCAGCCTCGACGACAGCCTTCAGTCGCTTATCAATCTTTTCTCTTGCGTTTCGCAAAAAAGGTCTTGCTGGCACGTTATTCTCAGGAACTCCGAACTCGTTAGCAAGAGCAATCTTGCTTTCTTTCACGCCGTCTTTGCGAGTGTCACTGCTCAGATAGCCAGCACGAGCGCCGTTCTTTCTGCCTTTTAGCTGTTTGTCAAGAGCGTCTAATATGCGCAAAACTGGCGTAAGTACGACTTTGACAGCAATTTTCATCGAACACCTAAAGCGTTATAATACGGATACAGATTGCTGTTCTTCTCGGGCAAAGGCGGTTGAACAGTTGACAACAGAGCAAGCAATTCGAGACCATAAGGCGAGAGACTCAAGTAGTATTGCCACAAGTCTTTTGTCGGTGGCAAAGCGAAGCTTGCGCTCACAGAGCCTTCACTAGCTGAACTTAATTGTCTGTACTTGTCAGGATTAGCCATTAAGTATGCAATATGAGCCGTTGCTAGATATACGCCTCTTGTCTGATTAGGCAAGTTCAAGCCGATAGCACCAGCTGTCAGAGCGATGTAGCTTCCTGAGCCAGCATAAGCTGACTGTATTGCTTCATCAGTCAGAGTAGCTAGAGCTGGAAACCAGCTTCTGAACGTATCGTTGTCAACAGTAATGATTGTCATTATTTTTTAGCCTTTGCTTTTGTTGCCTTTTTTGCGACTTTCTTAACAGCCTTCTTGATTGCTTTTACATCTTGCTCAACTTCAATCGGAGCTGACTTGTCAGTGATTTCTTTTCCGATTTCTTTGTCTTGAGCTTTGACGTATTCAGAGCTGTCGTGGATTAAGTATGTGCCGTTCGGGTGTTTGTCACTGATACGGCGTTCATTGATGAAGCAACCATACTCTTGCATAAGCTCAGCGAATGTTGCGTCGTCTAAGACGTTCAACATCGGAGACGGATTAAGAACAACGATTTTTCCTGACTTCAGCACGAAAGATGAAGAGTTTGTTCCTTTTTTCACGATTGTCGGCATAGTTTTTCCCCTTTGTAAAAAAGAGAGAGGCGTTGAAGCCTCTCTCTGTTATGCAAACTAGACGTTAGTTGCGCCGATTCCGTTATAACGAACAACAGCCCAAGGATATTGAACGATACAACCTGAAGTAGCACCACTAATTTTTTGCGATACAACGCTATCTTTTTGATAGATAGGATATGCTTTCGCCATTTCAACATATGAGTTGATGATTGTCGGAATACCACCGCCCATATTGAAGATGACATAGAATACGTCTGAAGAGCTATCAGCGTAGTTGAACTGAGGAACAGCAACGATTTTCAACTTGTCGCCGTAGGTCTCTTTCAACTTAGCACGAGCAGTCAAACCGAAAGAGTTTGCTCTATCTAAGTTGCCTAAAGAGCCAGTAGCAACAGCGAGAATCAATTCGCCGTTTGCGAGTTCGTCTTGTACAATTCCGTTTGACTTGGTGTACAAAGCGTTTACAGCAGTTACAACGTCGTTGTAGATTTCTTCAGGGGTTTTGTTTACCCAGTATGTAGAAGTACCGCCAGCGTTTTGTGCAACTGTAACATAAGCGCCGAGAGCAGTATCGTTCAACAAACCATAAACAGGAGCAGTAGAGCCTTTTACGCTAACGCCTGAGAAGAAGAATTTGTTGCGGTCGATAGCCATAGTTCTCATTGCGCCTTCAGCTTGGTCGGCACGATAGTTTTCAGCACCAGCAGAAGCAGAAGCTTCAGCTCTGTCAGTACTCATCCAGCCTGTCATATAGTAGTATACACCACGCAAGATGTTTGAGTAGTTAGTTTTTTGCTGTAATCCGTCAGAAGTCAAGCCGTCATCAGGCGAAGTAGCGCCAGTGTATTCTTTCAACTTGATTGTGACAGTTTCGTCTCCCCACGAGCCATTCTTTTGCGGACTT